CATGGACATGAGAGCGGCCTTCTGGTCGTTGACAGAGACGTTTAGTACGTCAAATTCTACCCCTAGTGACATCAGCTCACGAGCCATGTCACCGGTGACCAACTGCCCCTCGGTGAGCTCAATCCCGAACGCCTGCGCTTTTNGGACTGTATCCGCTGTCACGGCACCAATCATGCTCATCTCAACACCGAGAGTTCTCAACGCTTCCTGCTGGGTCTCCGAGAGTTCGGCCGTGTTGTTCATAAATGAATTGAGTGCCCTTTGCATAGCGGTAGCATCGACACCGGCCTTGTGAAACGACCCAAGCATCGCTATAGACTCATCAATCGAGAATCCCATGGCGGTAAACTGTGTCCCGGCTTTATCTAGCGCACTCTGCAACTCTCCTATCGGAATGCCGGTAGCCTCGGTGGCGGCTTTCATTTTGTCCATCAGGTTGCCGGCTTCGTCTAGTGGCATATTGAATCTGGCTAGGACGTCGCTCACAGAGTCCATGGCCTTGACTGTGTCCTGGCCGGTTACTTTGGCGTAGTCCATAAACCCCTGCGTGACAGGTTGCATCTGCTCGCCCAGGTCACCAAAACGCTGCCTTACCGCTGTGACCGCCGCTCCAATGTCCTCATAACTGTCGGTATTGACCTTGTGCATGGCCCTAATGGTCTCGGCAAATTTCTCGGCCTCTTCACCACTGGCCCCAGTTGCGACCTGGAATACGTGCATCTGGTCCTGAACTTCCTTGATATTGTCAAGACCGGTCTTTGCCATGCCCACAAACGCCGCCGTGACAGCCCCAATAACAGCCGGGCCAGCTAACCCCTTAATGATGCCGCCGAGCTTGCTGAACGCGTTGCCCATACCACCAGCAGACGCCTCGGCCTGAGCTTCTACTGCCTTGAGGTCAGCCGTGACCTCGTCCTTGTTGATCATAATGGAGCCAAATAGCTTAAATATCTCGGCCACGATGCCTCACCTGCCCTCATATGCGGCCACCACAGCCGCCATCTCTGCCTCTATCTCCCGAAAAGTCTTGTTGGAGTATTGGCGCTGGAACCGCTGAGTCAATAGTGCGCTTTTGTACTCATGGAACGATTGCGGTGGGATGAAGCCCGCCATCATCAGCGGGTACATACCAGCCCACAGCTCCCAGGCATCCTGCTCCTGCCTCCGCTTGGCGGCGTAGGCAATATATTCGATAGCAACNGAGAGCGGGAGATCCTCGATCAGGCCGGTACCGTATGTTTCAACCAGAAGCTCCGCTATTCTTGGCCCTGGGACTTGGCAGCAGAGGAGAAAAAACCCAGCACCCCGTTATCGCTCATGAGCTCCCGAACCACCTCGGACAGAGGCAGTTCCTGGGCCTCATCGGGAGTGCACCCTTTGAATTCGGCGATAAATGCGTATATCTCCTCATCCGCCCGGTGCGCCCTAGATAAAATCTGCATAAACACATCAGCACCCAGCTTCTCCTGGCTCGCGCCAGGGTCTGGTATCGTGAGCTCCAGCTTGTCCACAATGGCAGATAACTGCATCCCTTGCCTGACTGTAATCACATTAACCCTCCTCAAATGAAAGGGCAGGGTTGCCCCTGCCCTACAACCTCTTTATTACTGCGCCGCGGTTTTGAAGTTGACAACTACCTTCGCCATTTTGTTGCCAGCCCTGTCTCGGACATTAGCGATCATCCAAATATACGCTGTGTCCGCATCCAGGTTAGGCTCCGGCTTGAATGTTGCCGTCCTGGTGCCGCTTGTATAACTCAATTCGCCTTCAACAACAGTACTATCATCCACCTTGATCAGTGTAAAGTTGCTTTCGTTGATATCCCGCACCTGGATGTCCTCGCTGAACTTAGCGGTCAGACTGTCGGCTACATCAAAGTCATCGGCCTCGTGGGCAGGCACAGTAGTAATAACTGTCGGAAGCTCGATGTCTCCAGTAGCAATAGAGGCAACGTCCTCAATCTCATACAACGGCTGGGTATCATTCATGGGGTCCCAGTGAGCGTAGACCTCAAGCGACATTTCACCTTCGCCTTTGGGTGCGGCAGTTAGCGTAAAATCCGCTTCGCTCATAGCGTTAAACAGGGTAATTTTCTTGTACCCACCACCAACCACTTTCGCGAACATCGTGACGTTTTTGAGATATGCTTCCTCTGGCACAATTCCCACATTATCACCAGCACAGGTGAGTTTCATTGCGGTTTCGTCATACGTGGCGTAAGGCATTGCTAGGCGCAACGTCTCCAGACTGGCGTCCAGGTGCGTAACGGTGAGCTGTGCATCAATCTCGTCAACCACCTGCAAGCCTTTCGTTTTTCCTTTGCGGCCGTCAAACTCAATGTCGCGGATGTTCTTTGTTACAACAAACTCACCACCGCCCCTAGTGGGGCCTAGCTGTTTCTGGTCGGTCTCGCCATAATTAACAAATACCAGACCATGATCGATCTGGATGTTCTCAACTTGCTGCTGAGTTAGAGCCATTTCATACTCCCCTTTCAAACATGCGGCCCATGTAGACGTACCGTCGCCTATGGATCTTGGGATCGTCGTCCACTAGGGGCAGCTTGCTCTCTAGATAAAAACTGACCACGAGGCTATCCGTGGTCAGTGTCGTCTTGTCAATGCCAGCGTCAACCGCCGTCATCAGGTTCTCCAGCTCGGTAGTATCGCCAGTTTCGGGTCTGTCCCAGCCATCTATATCCAGAGTGATAAGCCCGTAGCCTTCGCCGTCCGGAAACATCTCGAATCGGTAGACAAGGTACGGAAACTTAGCCGTGTCTGGAGCTCGTTGAAAATAGGCCCTGGGGTGGATGGATCTGAGATGGGGATGGAGCGCACGCCTAAGTTCAATCATCGGCGATCTCCTCCGCTTCGTCGATTAGTCCCAGGGCACGCTGATCGTCTAACGACTTAAGATACTTAGCCTGGATCTTCTCAACCTCATCCAGGTTATCCATCACTGTTGCTCTCATAAATCCTCGGCCGTTGTTACACGCTGGCATTTTGCTGGTCCCGAACTCCTGGAAACCAGCATAGAACGCATAGCGCAAGCCCTTTTTTCGCGCCCTGGTCTGGTCATATACGCCGATCTGTAGGTAGGGGTCACCGTCGGAGCCCTTGCGGACCCAGGTGCCGATGTTTTTGCGCAGGTTGCCCGTATCCTTGGGGGCAGCGGCCTTAACTCGGTTCCGCAGCAGCTTGGCCACGTCTCGGAGCGCCGCCCTAGATAGCTCATGGAGGGTGTACTCCACTTGGTCCACGTTGCTGGTGAACTCAACGCCCCCCTTTTTCACTTTGGTTACGCTCTTAGGCATCGCCACCGTGGATCACCCCCTCACAGACTAGCTCCATAGCATCTATGTCCCCGATCTGTTTAGCGTATCTCGCAGACGGCCCCCGGGATGCCCTGTATGTCCGCATCACTCGGTACTCCCGCTCCTCAAACTCGACCTCTTTCTCGCCCTGATACTCATAGCGATTAACCACAAACACGATCTCCGGCTTGAGCCCATGCGCCGCGGCCTGGTAGTGCTCGCTCCTGGTCACAGACAGCACGTCACACAACACAGAGCGCCTTACCGGCACCAGTATCGGATCGCCTAGCTCATTCTCACCCGGCTCCGTGCCAATCAGGATCAACTCGTGGTCAAACGTCACTGGCACCACCCCCGGCGTGGATCATCAGGTTGTGGAGCCTAAACTGCAGGTGTCTCGGCATGGCCTCCATGGTGTCCCTGTTTTGGTATCGCCAAGTGGCGAAATCGACAACGAACATGAGGTGATAGGGGCTGGCGCCGTCTAGCACCAACCCCTTTTCGTCCGTTAGCTCTTTGATTATCCCGTCAATGATGGCGGCCAGGTAAGTGTCCCTAACCGCCGATGTTAGCCCGATACGGGCCTTGACTAACTCTAGTACAGTTGCTGTATCCATGGCCTATCACCCCTAAGCCTTCGTCACTATTGCCGTGTAGGTCTTGGTTGTAGTGCCATAAGTGACAGCGATCTCAACCGTATTTTCGCCAAGCTCCCAGGTAGCCGCTGCGCCGTTTTCGTGGGCAGCATCATTGACCTTGATCGAGATAACCGCCCCAGGCTTGGTTGCCGTAGCGGTTATCTTATT